TAATAGTACCGTATCGGAAATATGAGCTTCAAACCTTTATATATAAGGGTTTATATCCGAGAGCCTCTATATTTGCTAACATTTTGCTAACATGAGAGGGTAAAAAAAATATTCTCACCCGTTTTGCATGATGTTTCCGAGCGATTGGGCTGCCTCTTTTTGCATCGACGGAATCACGTGGGAATACCTGTCGAGCGTCATGGTAATAGAAGAGTGGCCGAGGCGTTCTTGCACCACCTTGGGATGGACTCCCTGGCGGAGAAGAAGCGTTGCATGCGTGTGCCGGAGGTCGTGGAACCGGATTTTGGGCACCGCCGCCAATTTGATACAACCGTCGAAGTGATACCGTAGGCCACGGGAAGAGATCGGTTTCCCTTTCATATTCATGAACACTAGATCCGACCGGTATCCAAGGATCAACATTTCCTGTTTCTGATTTGCCCGGTGTCGCTTCAATACTTCAACCGATTCATCAGTCAATGCGATGGACCGGCGGCCCGCGTCCGATTTTGTCCTCTCCACAATTCGACTTCCTTTGCTGGACTCTTCAAGCATACGACGTACCCGGATCATTCCATCATCCAAATCAACGTCCTCCCAGTGTAGGCCGAGGATTTCCCCAATCCGCATCCCGGTTGACAAAGCTAAGTGGAAGGCGGTGAAATAGCGGTTGTCCTTTGCTGTTCGTAGGAACCGGGCCACCTCTTCCGGTGTCCATACATTCATCCGGGGTTTCGGTTTCGTTTTTGGAGTGATCTTTTGGGCCGGATTTTTCGGGATCATTTCCATATCAACTGCCCAGGATAGTGCAGTTTTCAGCACCAACAATGCATAGTTCACGGTTGAGGCTGAGAGGTTTTTTTCTGTCATCTGGCTCATGAATTTTTGAATATGTAGCGGTGCCAGTTTGTCGAGGGGGAGCGATCCAAGGTCGGGTTTGATGTGATTCCGAATCAGTGTGGAGTACATATCAAAGGTATGCGCCGAGCGACTTCCCTTCACTTCCTCTCTCAGCCATGTATCCAGGAAGTCGGCAAGATTCATTTTGGTTGGCTCAATGTAGTCTCCCCGGTTGATTTCTGCTATTTTTTCCGACATGGCCCGCTGTGCTTCCTTCTTGGTTGCGTATCCTGAAAACCATTTCTGTTTCCGCTTCCCCGTGGCCGGATCACGGCCCACATCGAGCACAAAGCACCACTTTTTCCCGCGTTTTCTGACGTGGCCTTGCATGCCACCACCTCCATACATTTCTCTGTGTAATCGATTATATCCGGAATCATTACACAGCGTCAATATAGGCTATTCCAAACCTTCGGTCTATGTGCTATAATACAAATATCAGCACGAACAGCAGTTCTATTTCAAGGGGGGGTGAGAGGGGCAATGACCTGCTTGTTAGTTTTCAAAAATCGCTGATTTTCAACAAGCAGACTAACAAGCAAATCAACAAACCAAAACCCTTGATACATCAACGGTTACAGCCAATACGCAACAATCCAGCTAACAAGGGAACGAACAAACTACTAACAAACAACTAACAACTATCAATAATGTAAAGAAAGAAAAGAATATATAAATGGTCATCTGACCCAAAAAAATGACACAAAAAACCGTGTTGATTACGAATAAATTTATAGGTATCTCATTGAACATTACTCTGAGGAGTGTTGACGAGCGAAAACATTACTCTGTATAATGATTCCGGGTCTTCTACATATGAGGAGGGGATTTAGTGGACAAATTCACGGCTGACCTCTTGGCGTATGTTCTTCTGAAATATCAGATGAGGGAGACCGGGGAAATCCTTGATGTCATCGAAGCATATATAGACAGGGGGGGATCAGAGGAAGAGGCAAGAAAATACTTTGTCAAATTCAAAAGCAAGAGCCGCCAATAGTGGGCGGCCTTTAATTTTCCTTCTCTTCGGAATGGATCAAAAAGAGGAGAAATTTTTTCAGTTGTTCGATCTGTTCTTTTGTCAGCTTTTTCCCGTCATATGTCAGGTCCATTGATTCCAAGATTCGGCGCATGTTTTTGTACTCGCTTGGAGAATCGCTGATCAAGTAGTCAATCGGTACGTCCAGTCGCTTGGAAAGTGCAACGAGCCTTTCCATGCTGGGTTCCCTGGTTCCGTTTTCATAATGAATGATCGAGCTTTCCGCTGCTCCGATCGATCGAGCCAAATCTCTGGCGCTCATCTTTTTTTCCCTACGCAGACGGCGCAAGCGGTCTCCAAACTCTCTTTTCTCTTCAGCGTTCATTGTTCCTCCCACTTTTCGTAAGGTTTTTTCATAAGGTTTATGTTGAATAATTGAAAGTAACTATCAATGAATCCCATACCTATTATATCTAAATCATTACTTTGCGCAAGGTTTTTTGTCCAAACATTACACTGAGTGTTTGTTTCTATCCTTTTATACCCTGATATGGCACATTGTATTCAAAAACGGTTTAAATCTGGAACGTTGCTTATTGTATTATTTTTTTCATTTTGGGGGTTGACATCATTACTCAGAGTAATTATGATGGTATCGAAGCTAAATTTTGAAATTGGAAATTGGAGGTGCTTCAGTGGACGCCTTTTTTAATACCCAAGATCAATCCCCAGAGTATCAATTTTTGTCTAAAATAATACAGCTAGTAAAGAATGATGAGCCTTTGGTCTACACCGTGAAGCAGGCGGCTGACAAGTTGCAGATGAGCAAATCGAAAGTGTATGAGTTGGCACGGCAAAAAGATTTCCCTTCAGTCAAGATCGGTGGCCGGGTGATGATCCCCCGGCAGAAGCTAGAGGAATGGATCAACCAACAGGCTGAATGACCATGACGCACCTTGATAACTGAAGAGCGCGGAACCTGATTCATGAAGCCAAGAGGCGCGGAGCCTCATGAGCGCGATGATCCCCACAGGGGAGAGCGGGACGCATTGGCGGACTAACGGCGGAATGGATCAGGGGAAGGCAACCGGCATTCATGCGCCGGGACGGTTCACCCAGAAATGGGCGGACGGTCCGGGCGAATGACAGACCAACACAACGCCCAAACGGAGGGATGAAATATGAGTTGGATGCCACCACCACCCGAGATTGAAGACGCACTGAGCGCCGAAGAGTTGGAGGAAAGACTGAACTGGTTAGAACTTGTCTGGGATTCAAAAAGGAGTGAAGAAGAATGAAACTCTGTCCTGATTGCAAAGTTCCTGTTGATTTTGTTCCTGATTCTGGGGTGGTGGGTGGCCTGGATCGGAGCTACTACCACTGCCGGGGATGCCATGAGAAGTACGACCCGAGCTTTCCGGGTTTCATCGTGAAGGACAACCGGTCGCGGTTCCCAATCCGGGTCCAGTGCACCGGATTCAGAAACCTATTGAGGGGTGAGTGAGGGTGAAAACGAGCGAGAACATTGTGGAAATCTGCAAAGCTCTGGTCGGCTTTCATTCGGAAGTCGGCCGGATCACCAAGGACGGAACCAACCCACATTTGAAGAACCGGTACGCAACCATAGATCAAATCATCGAGGAGATTCGGCCCATCCTGGCCACACACGGACTGTTCATCCTCCAGCTCCCGACCAACACGGAAGCCGGAGAGATCCAGATGACAACCCGGATCTATCACACTTCGGGGCAGTGGATGGAATCGCCGGTTCTGACACTGAAGCCACAGAAGCAGGACGCCCAAGGGATCGGGTCGGCGGTTACATACGCTCGCCGATACTCCCTCACTTCCTTCCTCAGCCTGAACACCGGGGATGACGACGATGGGGAAGCGGCATCCAATGGGGGCGGGAACCGGAAACAATCCCCGGCACGGAAGAAACCACAGGGGCAGGGTGGCCAGCAATCGACACAACAAAAAAAGCCGACCGGTCTGGCATCGGAAAAGCAGCGGAGATTTATTTTTGCCATCGCCGAAGACAAAGGGTTGGATCAGGACGAAATCAAGGCTCTGGTCAAACGGCTCACGGGCAAGGAGAGCACAAAGGAACTCACAACCAAAGAAGCCCGTCACCTGATCGAGACCTTGCAGGCCACGGAAGCTTCGGAACTGAAGGAGGTTGTAAAGTGAAAATCAAACCGCGTGAATGGTTGGGGCTCAGTCAGGCGGAACGGATGAGGTTGCTGTGGGTAGCAACTCAAACCAAAAGGGGGAATGCCGGATGATCAGCCCGACGGAATGGATTGAATCTCACTGGAAACGGATCGAGGAGGCCCGTTGCCGGTTGGCATGGGAGACTGACCCAGAAAAAAGAAAAACCCTCCACGAGGAAATTTCGTGGAGGGAGGAGGAAATTACGTTCCTCAAGAAAAAACTGGTCTCTTGATTATACCACGGGCCACGCCGGGACCACAACCGCGGCGCATTATCAAAACCAAAAAGGAGCGGATGAGTGGTGGAATGGATCGAGCGGATGAAGAGAGCGATTGACGAGACATACCCTTCCCAAAAGTGGCGGGACCGCTAAGGAGGCGGAATGGAATGATGGGTAAGATCCTAATCAGCACAAACAAATACGATCTGGAAATGCTGGACAATCCGGAGATGGAACGGAAAGCGGCAGACTTTTGGGAAGGTGGTTTCCGGGAAGTGTTCCCGGAAGTAGACAACATTGATGACCTGGCTTGCTTTGTCTACTACATGGAAAAATGCGCCGGTGAGTTTATGGACCTTTTGATTGAAAGCGTTGCGGAGGAGGAGGGAATAGAATGACAGAATTGGAGATTGCCCTTGACCGGTTGGAACGTATTCGGGATCTGTTGAGGATTGCTGAGGAAGGTGTGGACATCGAAAGCGTTCTGTATATGAACCTGACGGAGATCCTTGATGATAACGGCCCGATAGATCTTCCGTATGATCCGGAGAAGATGACGCAGGAACAAAAGGAGTATGCGGAGGGGGCGGCGCTTTGAAATGATCCGGTGCACCAAGTGTCAAGGATACGGCTGGTACTTCAAGTGGAACCTGTTCACCTTCTGTGAGAAGTGCGACGGGGAGGGGGCGGTGGAAACAACCATCTCTCACCCTGTCGCAGAGTATTTCCTCTTCACCCAACCATGGCGGCGGATGCTGTTGTGGGCGGCTGACCATCTCCCGGGGGACTGGGAGAGCCGGTTGTGCGAGCGGCTGTATCCGAGTGAGCCAAAGCTGTGCCGGGAGGAGGGATGGAATGATGGCTGAACGGATCAGCGATGATGAGGCAAAAAAGTTTCTGGCTGCCCTACTACATGAACACGGCGGGAGTATGGTGTTTCGGGAAAGATCCTACACCACAGCGCCGTGGGAGCCGAAATTTGAACTTGAAAAGGTTGCAACGGGGGAATACAAAATCACACTTATTTACAAGGAGGAGACAAAATGATCAGAGCAACGGGAATTGGACGATTGGTCAGAGATCCGGAATTGAGGTATACGCCCACCGGGGTAGCGGTGGCAAACTTCACAATCGCCAGCCAGCGCAACCGGAAGGATGCCAACGGGGATTACCCTGCGGACTTCATTGACTGTGTTGCGTGGCGGGGGGCGGCGGAGTTCATTGCCAAACACACCGCAAAAGGGAGCCGCATCAGCGTTGACGGTCGATTGGAAACCCGGACATGGGAGAAGGATGACGGCACCAAGGTGAAGGTGACGGAGATCCAAGTGGACAACGTGGACGTGATCGATTGGAAGGAGGACAGGAAGAAGAGCGGCAGAGGCGGACGTGATCCATTCGTTGACGACGGGAAAGCAATCGAGATCAACGATGATGACTTGCCATTCTGAAGCAGGTGCGGGGTGTTTCCCCGCCCGCTTTTCAGAGGATCGGGCACTATCCCGGTCTTCTGCAAAGCGGCCTGGCTCCAGTATGTAGGTTCACAAATACAATTTGAGGAGGTGAGTTCTCCCCTTCTTCGGTATGCCAGGCCTGCTATTTTTTTAGGAGGGGTCTACCATGCAGGGATGGATTCAATTACATAGGAAGATCCTGAAAAGCGATATGTGGCGGAATTTCAACGCGAAACAGCGAGATGTAACAATTACCCTTCTGTTGATGGCAAGTCACAAAGGGAACCGGTGGGAGTATGGCGGGGAAATACACGAGGTGCAGCCCGGCCAGTTTGTCACCTCCCTTGATTCTATAGAAGATCAGTGCGCAAAGGATGTCAGCATTCAAAACATTAAAACGACCCTCACTAAATTGAAACGGTGGGGCTTTCTTGATTGGGAGCCGCTGCCGAATAACCGGGGGCGGATCATAACCATAACCAACTGGGAAAAGTACCAGAGGATGCCGGAAGATAAAGAGCAGCCGGAGCCGAAACCGGAACCAGCACCCAAACAAAAGGAAAAGGACGGCAAAGAGCCGCCCGAAAAGAAATCCTCTACACCCTATGATATAGAGTTTGAAAACCTTTGGCAAGAGTACCCGAAGAAAAAGGGGAAGGCGAAAGCGCGGGTGGCCTACCGAAGGCACAGGAAAAACGGGGTATCAGAGGAAGATTTCCGGGCGGCGTTGGATCGATACAAAACGGAGGTTCAGCAGAAGGGAACGCCGCAACAATATATCAAACATGGCTCAACCTTCTTTAATTCAGGCTTTGAGGATTATTTAGAAGAAGAGCCCACACCAGACAATTTGATGAACATAACAGAAAGATCTTACACCACACCAGGCGCAGATGACACCCAAAAATATTTAGATGCCCTGTTTGGATGAAAGGGGAATCAGCTTGATGAATTTTACGGATCAACAGGTGGTTGAACAATACGCGAACGATGAGCAAAGCATCATTGGGATTGTTCTGTCTGACCCAGAAAAGATGTATGACATCCCGGAATTGAAACCGGAGCATTTTTATGTACGGCCTTACCGGGAAATATTCAACAAAATCCTAGACTTATTCAAGGAAGATGCGGAAAGTATCACCCTCTCTAACATTGCTCCATACGCAGTGGAGGTAGGGGTTTCCATCAGCGACCTGTCAGAGTGGTTGGCGTCCGCTTTCCCGAGCGAAACGAAAAAAACAGCGGGTCGGATAATCCGCTATAGCAAGGCGCGGGAAGCCGCAGATTTGGCGGGGAAACTTCTTTCTATTCGCAACACCACCAACCCGGAAACGATTGATAATGCGATCCAAGAGGCAACAGCAACCCTGACATCTATATCAGAATCAGGAATGGAAGAGGACGAGGGTGACGATATTGCGGATGTAATGGTAGAAGTGAATGAACATGTTGAGGACATGTATTATAACGGGAATAAACTTTTGGGATTGGGAACGGGTTTAAAACGTTTAGATCTGATGACATCCGGGTTACAGGGTGGTCAGTTAATTGTTATCGGCGCGCGCTCATCTATCGGGAAATCAGCTTTCGCCTTGTCCTTAACCAAAGCGATTGGGCTGGATCAGAAAACGCCGATTGCTTTTTATCCTCTAGAAATGAAAAAAAGGGCTGTTGGACTGAGGTTGGTGTCGAATATCGCGAATATCGACGGAATGAGGTTAAGACAGGGGCGCCTAGAACCTGACGAGTGGGAGAGGTATACCATGGCATTGTCTGAATTATCCGAGTCAAAGATTAAAATCAAAGATAAATCGAGCGTTAGTACATCGATTATCCGGGCGCAATGCAGAAAAATGAAGAGGGAATGGGGATTAGGCGCTGTTGTGATCGATCACTTGCAGTTGCTAACCCCTGATCGACCCAACCCTAACCGGGTACAAGAAATTTCGCAAATGACACGGGAATTAAAATTGTTAGCCGATGAATTGGACATCCCCGTAATTTTAGTTTCCCAACTGTCGCGAGAAGTGGAAAAAAGGGAAAACAAGCGCCCGATGCTTTCCGATCTTCGGGAATCCGGCTCTATCGAACAAGACGCAGATGTCGTTATTTTCCTTTATCGGGATGACTATTACAACCCGGACAGTGACCAGAAAAACATCTTAGAAGTCATCGTGGCGAAGCAACGTGAGGGGATGGTTGGCACTGTGCCGTCCCTTTATCTGCGGAACTATAACAAAATATTGGATTTGGAAACAAAACGCTAAAAAAAGATTTTTTTAGCCTTGTAACATTGCTCTGGGGATTGTATAATGAAAGTAACATTACTTTAGGTATTGGAGGTGGTGAGAGTGCAAACCTGGAAATGCTGCAAGTGTGACCGGGAAATCGAAGTCTTGGCAGCCTGCTGGGTGATCTGTTGCGGGCGGCACGCTTCTTTGAGTGCTAATGAACATTACTCTGAGTATCGAAAACAGAGAAAAACAGTACACAAGCAGGCGGATCAACAGCAATTATCCTTATTCTCAGCCTGAAGGGAGGTGGAACCGTGGAACAGATGCACGTCATCAGTCTGGGGGCTGGTGTTCAGTCGACCACCATGCTTCTTATGGCGGCCCGTGGGGAGATCGAACCCAAACCGAAATACGCGATCTTTGCGGATACCGGATGGGAACCGTTGCATGTTTACGAGTACCTGAAATGGTTGGAAAAAGAGGCAGCGAAACACGGGGTCCAGGTAATCCGGGTGTCAAACGGAAACATCCGGGATGATGTATACGACCATCTGAGAGGCGATAAAAAACGAATTGCATCCATGCCGTTTTTCACTCTGGACGAGAATGGGGAAAAAGGCATGGTGATGCGGCAATGCACCCAAGAATACAAGATCGCGCCGATCCATCGGGAGGTGCGTCGGTTGCTGGGGGTAGGGCCACGCGGGAGAATCCCGGAGGGCGCGGTGGTCATGTGGATGGGAATCAGCCTGGACGAGATCGAGCGGATGAAACCATCCCGGAAGAAATGGATGGAACACCGGTTTCCACTGATCGAGAAGAACATGGACCGGGTTGCCTGCACCACTTGGCTCAGACGGAACCGGTACCGGGTCCCACCAAAAAGTTCTTGTATCGGTTGCCCGTTCCATGATGATATCGCCTGGTTGGAATTGAAGCGGAACAACCCGGAAGAGTGGATGGAGGCGGTTTATTTCGACCGGAAGATCAGGAACCTGCCGAAACTGAAAGGTCAGGCGTTTCTCCATCGGTCATGTGTCCCGCTTGAGGAAGTTGATTTAAGCGAGAATCAAGGAACTTTGGACCTGTTTGCAAACGAATGTGAAGGCCATTGTGGTTTATGAGGAGGCGGCAGGATGCGGGCACTGGATTTGTTTTCGGGGATCGGTGGCATTGCCCTAGCAGCACACTGGGCCGGGATCGAAACCGCCGCCTTTTGCGAGATCGAGCCATATTGTCAGCAGGTTCTTTCCCGGCACTGGCCGGGGGTGCCCATATACACTGACGTTCATGGGATTACCCGTGAATGTCTGGAAGAGGATGGAGTGATGGACGATGACCGAACAATTGACATTGTTCTCGGAGGATACCCTTGCCAGCCTTTCTCGTCAGCCGGGAAGCGAAAGGGAGAGACGGATGACCGCCACCTCTGGCCAGAGATGTTTAGAATTATCCAGGAAACGCGGCCCAATTGGGTGGTTGGAGAGAACGTTGCTGGGCACATCACGCTGGGCATCGACTCTGTACTTGCTGACTTGGAAGGTGAAGGTTACACCTGCCGGGCGTTCTTACTTCCAGCTGCAAGCGTCGGCGCTCCGCACAAAAGAGAGAGGGTCTTTATCGTGGCCCACTCCTCTCTCAGCAGACGCAACAACGGGGGCAATCGTCGGGAAGAACGACAAATACACAGTGACCAAAAACGGGACGATCCGGCGGCATGTGCAGACGGGGAACAATTGCAGTTTGAGTTTGGGGCGGATGGTCAAACTCCAACCTTGGCGCACACTGCAAGCGGCCAACGCCGGACAGGGGCCGAAGAGCCGGGAGCATTTCGAGCGGGTGATGAAAACCGGCGAAAGTCAGATCACCCTCACGGATCAGGCACGGCATGCATGGCCTACCCCTTCCACTCCCGAGTGGAAGGGGGGACGAAAACCGGAAACCCTGAAGGCGAAAGGCCGGGGAGTCACCAACACCCTCAACGATGCAATCAATTTCAACGAGGGAACGGTGGGGCAACTCAATCCCGATTGGGTCGAGCATCTGATGGGGTTCCCGCCTGGATGGACCAATACCGATGGCCCGCCGCTTTCGGGGAGTCACAGAGGGAATGGGAAGCTCCAAGACTGACACAGGGCGGGAAGCACCGGCGGGAACGGCTACAAGCATTGGGAAATGCGGTGGTACCACAACAGATTTACCCAATCCTGAAGGCAATATCAGATTATGAGGAGGCCACAAAATGACCATGAAAGAGTGGATTGACCAGCAGATCGAACGGAACCGGAAGGAAGCGAACGACGGAAACAATAGCGAGACCGGGACCCGGACGGCGTACTTTTCCGGGAAGACATGGGCGCTGATCGAGGTGTGGGAGGCGCTGACCGGGGAACGGCACCCAGCAAGAGGAGGGGGGCAGTGATGTCGGCGGTTGCGGGAAGTCTTGAACGGGACTATATGAAGCACAAGCGGCGATACATTTACACGGCCCTGGAGGAACTGAATTTCCATTGGGATATGCAAGACGTTTGGGCGTTTCAGGAGATGTGGGAACGCGGTTGGGATTGCGGCCAGATTGCGGAGAAGTTGGGCCGGACGCAGGAAGAGGTGGCGGTTTTGGTCATCGACAGAGCAAACAAAGGGGAGATCAGCATACGGCCCGGGGGATGGTTCGGGACAAAAAGGGAGGAAAAATAAAATGGATCTAATCAAATTGTTTCAGATACAAAAAGAATTGGATGACCGGATTGTAAAAGAAAAAGGGTTAGAGGGCCGATCTTTATGGGGCGACAAAGTCTTAGCCCTGCAAGTGGAGCTTGGGGAGTTGGCGAACGAATGGCGGGGGTTCAAGTTTTGGAGCAATGACCAAAAACCGCGAATCAAGAGAATGTTGGAGGAGTATGTCGATTGCTTTCACTTCGTCCTTTCAATCGGGTTGGATATGGGAATAGAATCATCCGATTTACCAAAATACATTCCGCGTCAGTATACAATTTCAGATCAATTTAAATCACTGATGGCCTTCACGAACGAAGATGGAACACCGATGGAATGGGAAGATCTACTCGGATCTTTCCTCGGATTGGGGCATATGTTGGGGTTCACCTTTAGTGAAATTGAAAAAGCATATCTGAAGAAAAACGAAATCAATCATCAACGCCAAGAAGAGGGATACTGATGGATCTTCGGGCGGAACATAAGCGTCACGTAGAAAATGCCACAAAGAACGGAGTCAAACGGCCCATGGATTATATGGAGTTCATCCGATTCAAGGCCAATTACTACGGGGATCTAGTGAAGTGGCTGAGATCGGACGTCCCGTATATAGAAGAAACTATAGAAAGATGGAGAGAAGAAGCCCAAAAGTGGTTGGCGAAGCCTTCACCCTTCCACCAACACATGGCTAAGAAAAGAAAAAAGGCCATCAAAACATGGACGGTGGAACTTGAGCAAAGAAAAAAGATGCTTGAAACACATGAGAAAATACTCCCCGCATATCAAGCCGAAGCTGAACGGCTGGGGGTGGGCTAATGGGCCGGATGCAAAAACAGAAGGGGAGCCGGAGGGAAAGGGAGTTCGCCGCACTCATCGGCGGTCAGCGCGTCCCGCTCTCGGGCGCGGCAAAACACGCCGGGGAAGCCCACACCGGGGATGTCACCGGGCTGGGCCTACGCTGGGAGGTGAAAGCCCGCAAAGACGGATTCAAGACGATATACCGGTGGTTGGAAGAGGAAGCGGTGGACGCACTTGCATTGAAAGCGGATCGTCGGGATTGGATCGTGGTGATGCCAGCGGAACTGTTCAAGAAGCTGATAGAGGAGGGGATAACCGATCATAGAAACGCTTGATCTTGTCATGGTGATCCTGAATTTTCTGGTCATTGCTGGACTTCTTGCGGTGGCCTTGATCATCGGGAGTGTGGCCGGGTTGCTATTCTACTTCATCCTTTGGTTACTTGACCGGAGGGAGTCCAAAAAAACTAAGGGAGGGTGATCGGTGATGGTGTTGGAACCCATGGAAAAGTTGAAGGCTCAAGTTGAGAAGCGGACTGGATACCCACCCGTAAATGATTTTACGGCGGGCGTGAAGCACGCATCTAAAGAAATTTCCAACGAGCTTGAGCAAGCGAATGCGGAATTGGTTGAGCATTGGAAGGAACTGATACGGGTTCGGGATTTACTCAACAACCGGGTGGATCAACTGGAATGCGAATTGGGAGAGGTCAAGGCGGAGCGGGATCGACTGAAAAAAGAGGTCGAAGAGTTTCAAGAGGCTGTCGAAGCTGGGAGCATTCATGAGCTTGACGAGGAGTTGAAGCATACACGAGAGGAAAGGGACGCGCAAGAAAACGCGGCGGCGCATTGGAAGAAGCGAGCGATGCATTGGGAATTTGAGGCGGAATCATTAGAGAAACAACGGGATCAGTTTATGAAAGAGCGGGACGCACTGACAAAGAAGGTAGAGGGTTACCGGGAAGCGCTTGAAATCTCAGTGGATGAAGAACAGAGAAATCAATTAATCACCACATTGATAGAAAACCAAAACGATCTGATTTCCGCTCTTGGCGTTATGACGAACTTAGTAAATGCAAGTGTTGAAAGGTTAAAAAGCAATGAGTAAAGCCCTGGACAGTTGGGCGCAGATGACCCGGGAGAATGACCCAGCCTATCAGCGCCAACAGAGAGAGAAACGGCAACGCAAGGAGCAGGCCGAAAGGATTTCCTTTCTCACACGTCGGGTGTTACTGCCGGAGAAGATGACAGGGCGGACACTTGCCGCCGTCCTGCAATCTCTCAACAAGCAAATCACGGCGGCACACATGAATTTGAAGGTGGAGCGGTTTGTGGTGGATGACCGGGAAATCAAAGTGATATTCAAGGGGGATGACAAATGAGGTACAGAGCGGAACACGGGGAGAATCACAGCTATGTTGTTGATACGATGTCCGGTGAGCGGGTGGGCGTCCATCATGGCCCGATGAAGGAAGAGGCGGCGGAGGGTGAGGCGAATTTCCGGAACATGATTCAGGAAAGAAACAAGCCCGGCAAGTACGAGGAAAAAGCTCGGGAAATCGGGGCATTGGTTGACCGGAAACAGCGGGAATATGGCGACAGTTGGGGCAAAGCGGCGGCGATTCTCCGGACACTCTACCCGGACGGGATTAGGCCGGATCAGTATCATGACGTGCTTGGGATTGCGAGAGTGACCGACAAGCTATCCCGGATTGCGAACGGGAACCAAGGTGAGGAAAATGCATGGGCGGATCTGGCGGGGTATGGCCTGCTGGGTTCGATGGATCGGAGGGATGAAGGGTGAAGAAACTGCCGAAAGAAATCATACTGGCAGCCATAAAGTCTGTGGTCAAATACGGCAATCTATACCGGAGGTTAGCAAAGAAACAGGAGGAATCGGCAAGATGAGCAAACCATGGGCATTTGAAAAGGTGAAACCAGCCACGTCGCAAACGCCCGCTCTATGGGCGGTGCAGGTCGGGAGGAAGCGAATCGGATATGTCCGGAAGGCGGCGCGGGAGCTTTACCGCGCCGGACGGACACCGGAGGATATGGACACTATTCAGGGATCACGGGCTGAGGCGGCCCGGTGGTTGTATCAGGAGGAGGTGAGAGGGTGAGCGGTACACTTGCATATATATTGTTCCCTTTAGGGTTTTGGGGCCTTGTCATCACTTTCATTCTGACACGTTGACAGAAACGGCTCCGGGCGATTCGGGGCCGGATACATAGAAAGAAAGTGGGGATTGGGATGAAATTTTTCAAGTGGTTGAAAGGGCTGTTTGAAAACTGGAAACTCAAACTCTTGAGGCTCCTTGCATTCATCGGATCACTGGCTGTCTTCGTCTGCATGCAGGCGGTTTCGATCAGCCATACCTTGGCCTTGGCGGAGGCGCACCAATACCATGGATGGGAAGCAATCGCATTTGTGGCCGGGGTGGAAATTGCTTTTGTGGTTGGACTTCTTCTCATCATTCTGGATCGAGCACATGGTCGGCCATTGAATCCGGGCACTATCGTTTTTTTCTTCATCCCGACTATGGTCGTCGGGGCGGCCAACTTGCGGAGCGGGATGGGATATGGAGTGGTCGGGCTTGCGCTGGGGGTTGTTCCTCCATCCCTGGTCCTGGCGGTTGAAAAGGTACTGACCAATACCTCAACCAACCAGCCAGCCAAGCGGAAGGGGCGGGGTTGGTTGACCCGCATTTTCGGCCAATGGTCAGCCAGCAACCAGCCAACCGGTCAGCCACTGGCTGAATCAACCAACCATCAACCAGCCGTCAGCCAGACGGTCAAGGTCAGCCAACCAAAAACGGCCACTCAGCCAGAGTCAACCAGTCAACCAACCAACCAAGTGGCCGGATCAACCAGCCATCAGTCAACCAACCAACCGGCCACGACCAAAATCAGCCAGCCATCGGCCAACCACTCAGCCACTTCAGCCAGTGTCAACCAGCCAGCCAAGACGACCAAGTCAGCCAACATCGACCAGGCGGTGGCCGACCAACCAAAGTCAGCCACAACCAACGAATCAGCCAACCAGCCAGCTGAATCGACCAACCATCCACCGGCCAGGGTCAACCAACCGGTTGAAACAGCCAACCAGCCAACCAGCCAAAAGAAAGACAGTCAACCAGCCACGACCAACCAACCAACCAAGACGGACAAAGGGGTAGCAAAATCAACTATTCAGCCAAACTCAAAAGTGGCTGAAATGGCTGAGGAATACCGAAGGGAAAATGGGAAGTGGCCGAGTCAAAGAGGATTGGCTGAAATGGCCGGAGTTACCCGGCACCAAGCAGCCAAAGTTCTCGGATGGTTGAAGAAACAACCGGCGGATGAGTCAGCCAACCAACCAGCCAAGGCGAATGGCTGACAACCAAAAGGTCGGCTCCGGGTGGCCGGAGCCGAGCTACATCGACCAAAAAGGAGGGGCATCAGATGAACGGATCATTCCTGAACGCTTGCCGGGTTCTATACCTTGAAATCGTGGAGAAAGACCCAGGCGTCAGAACAGAAGCTGAAATAGATTTTGTATATCACTTTGTGATGTTGCCGAGAATCCAACAGATTCTAGAAAATGAAAAATAACTCTTTGAAAACAGAAAATGGGAGGCGGAAGGTGGCCGGGGCTTGGGATTGAGAGAAAGTAAATTATTTCGAGACACTAAATAAGCTAACCGAAAAACTAACCGACAGATTAATAGACGGGAAGCCCAGTTGCATCAAGGCTTCCACGTTGTCCGTAACAAACAAACTAACAAACAAACTAACCGCTATCAAGAATATAAAGAATAAAAGATATATATGGTCATTGAGCGGCTTTTTTCTTGGAAGTCGACATTACCATGAGTAAAGAAATGGAGGGCGATACATTGCAAGATTTGTTGGAGCAATATAAAGAGACTCGGCGATACTGTCGGAAGATGGCGGAAAAAACGGAGACGGGAGAAGACCGAACACAATGGAACGGAATGAGGAATCACGCCGATTTCGTGATTCGGTGGCTGGAAACAGGGAGGGAACCGGGGAATATGCGGGGGATTGAACGGCGGGCGGTGTATCAGCGGGAAATTCCGGTTGACCCGCATAGGTTCCCGTTAAATCCGAGTGACGGGAATAGACGCCGTTGCCATGATGGAATACGTAGACAGGTTTACACGGGGTACGAGCAAGCGGAATGGGAAGACGATAGGGAAGATAGGGAAATGGCGGAAGAAGATGAGGAAACTATTCGCCTTTTCCTTGAGGAAGTGTTGGGGATACTCAGCGACAGGGAAAGGGAAGTTTGGGAAATGTACCATGTTGGCATGATGGAACAGGATGAAATCGCTGAGGTGTTGGGGATCACCCAACAGAGAGTCAGTGCCTTATTTAATAGAGCGGAAAGGAAAATGGAAGACTGGCGGAAATTGTGACAAAAGGGGGTTGTGCAATGCCACCTATAAGATTGAGGAGGATAACATTACGTTGAGCAATGTTTTGGCGTGTAATCATTACAAAAGACACGCAAGCCTGTGCGGTTAGTAAATGCGTAGTAATGTTTCCTTCACAACGGAGGCCGGTTCCAAGTTGGGCAGGTTGTGGGCGGTCGGCCACGTGATCCAAGCGAGGAGGGGCTTGGATCTTTTCATATCTCCTGCTTCTCTTTCCGGTCATCCGTTCCGGTAGCGGGTGGCCGGGCAGAGAGGGTGACGTTTAAGGAGGGCGATGAGATGAGAATCAAACCGATGAGGGAGGTCGGATCATGGAGGCTTTAAGCCGGGTGTTGAGATCTATCAGCTATATTTGCTTCTTGATTTTAATATTCTTAGGCACGGTGGCCTTGTGGCATGAGGAGTATTTGTCGGCTATCGTGTCATTCCTGTTGGCTCATTTGGCTCATGACCTGTCGGAGTGATTTGCCGGGGCTTGCGCTGACAGGCGTGGGCGAGGGTGGCCGTGCGAAGGGTGGGATGGTCATCGAATTGCGGAGCGGTAGTTTAAACGGCAAAACACCGGTCTCCAAAACCGGAAATCCAGGTTCAAGCCCTGGTCGCTCTGCCAGACGAACAGACAACAAAAGGGGGATGAGGTGAACCGGTGAAAGTAGAGTCGGAAACTGTATTTCATTTGATATTGACGAGAAAAGACATGGAAGACCTGTTGGTTGAAACAAAAGATATTTTCAAGGATAGCGACGTTGAAGAATATCCAGTATTACATTCATTGCGGCACTTGTTACTTAGAGAGTTCTTCGACTAAACCGTTACATAGCGGGAGGTGAACGATTGAAATACATCGAGAGCGGATATAAAGGGGACGCGGAAGAGTTGATAGTGGTAGCGATTGGAGACCTTCATATCGGCTCTTCTCATTTTTGTATGGATACGTTGAATGATATTCTGAAATTCATTGACGATCACCGGGAGCGCTGCCGAATCATTCTCATGGGAGACATTGCGGAGACGGCCACTAAGACGAGTGTAGGCGCGGGAGTCTATGAGCAGACCATGACACCGGTGGAACAGATCAACCGGGCGGTGGAGATCTTTGACCCCTACCGGGATCTGATTGATGGCGTGGTGATCGGAAACCATGAAATGCGGATATACAAGGATTCCGGAGTGGATCTGCTGGATGAGGTTTTCTGTCCGAAGCTGGGCCTTTCTGAGCGATACCTCCGATATCAGGGCGTGATTAAATACGCATGGAACAAACGGGCGTATAACTTCGCCGTCTGGCATGGCCGGGGAGGTGGCCGGAAGGCGGGCGGTGCACTGAACAAGGTGGATGATATGCGGCAGATTGTTTTTGGTGATGTGTTCCTCATGGGGCATCATCACCGGTTGGCGGCTACGAAGAATGATTTTTATGTTCCGGACCCGCAAAACATGCGGATGAAACGGATCACTCAGACCGTGGTTGTCACCGGTTCCTCGCTGGATTATGAAGGGAGTTATGCCGAAGAGTCGGGGCTGACTCCAACGACGAAGGGGTTTCCTATTATCCGGTTGAGTGGCCGGACGATCCGGAAGAAGGGGACGACATACCGGGTGAAGGATGTTCGGGTGGAGTATTGAGGAGGTGAAAGGAACACGTGATTCTACAGGGGGAAGTAGTGGAAAAGTTGGCAGAGATCCCGGACGAATCGGTTCATACATGCGTTACTTCTCCCCCGTATTGGGGACTCCGGGATTATGGCCATCCCGGACAACTGGGCTTGGAAGACACTCCGGAAGAGTATGTCGAAAAGATGGTCGAGGTCTTCCGGGAGGTACGTCGGATACTTCGGGATGACGGAACCCTGTGGCTTAACCTGGGTGATTGCTACACAAGCGGGGGGAGGAAGACACGGGCCACGGAGAGCAAAAACAAGGCAAGGGAAATGAATGTCCGCCCAATAATGCCAAATGGCCTAAAACCAAAAGACCTTGTTGGTATTCCCTGGCGCGTCGCTTTCGCACTCCAGGCGGACGGGTGGTATTTACGCTCCGACATTATATGGTGTCTATCCGGTGGAACCCGCGTTTACGTTAAAACGCAAAAAGGCGAAATGCCGATGACCATTAAAGATTTGGTCCGCTTGGACCCGTCGACCGTTCGTTTGTGGAACGGGGAAAAGTGGACGCGGGTTCTCGGTTGGTCCCAAACGCCGCGCCCGGACGTAGCATACGAGATTGAATTGCGGAGCGGTGAGCGTATCGGCTGTACCGCCGGTCACGTATGGCCGACCGAACGGGGGAACGTACGGACCGACGAATTACAAGTCGGCGATGTGATTAAAACTTGTCGCTTGCCCGAACCGGAGAACGTAAAACAACCGTCTGGGTTGGACGATGAATTGGTCGGCTGGTTTGTCGGTTTGTACATCGCCGAAGGGTCCCGGAGCGGCGACGCGATTCAAATCGCAAGCCATACGCAAGAATTGGAGCGTTTTGAAAAACTGAAAAAGGTGGCCGAAGCATATCACGGGACGTGTCGAATGCATAAAACCGGCGGGAATGCGGCGACTATCAACCTTTATGGTCATGTATTGACCGGAATCCTCGACACATATGTGTCGGGACGAACCGCGAAAGATAAGCACCTGTCCGTTCGGTGTTGGCAACGTTCCGACGGTTTCCTGATGGCTGTATTGAAAGGTTATTTGTCTGGGGACGGTCATTACGACGAAGCAAACGACCGTTATCGTATCGCCTTTACTAATAACGATAATTGGGCGGCAGACCTGCGGACATTGTGTGCGCGATTGGGCGTTTCCTTAAGGCTGAAGCGGGCCAAAAACACGATAAACGGCAGAGAGTTTCCGGGATACCGAGGGCAAATCCGGTTGTCGGTGTCTGACCATCATAACAACAAGCCAGATGGTGAGATCGTTGCTATTCGCCGGAGCCGCGCTCGGCAGTTTTGGGATATTGGTGTAGAGGATGAACCTCATTTGTTCGCGCTGGCGTCCGGTGTTTTGACTCATAACAGCAAACCTAACGCCATGCCGGAGAGCGTGAGGGATCGACCGACTAAAGCGCATGAGTATATTTTCCTTCTGTCGAAGAGTCCGAAATATTACTATGATGCGGACGCGATACGGGAGCCGCATATCCACCAAGATAAAATAGGCAAAAACAAAAAATCACGCGGCAAACAGGGGTGGGCACTCTCGCATTTAGGAAGCCCACAGCAAGATAGTAGCGGGGGTGTCGGCTTCAATCCCAAGGGACGCAACAAGCGCACCGTCTGGAACGTATCAACCCGCCCATTCAAGGGTGCACACTTCGCGGTATTCCCGCCTGACCTGATCAAACCGTGCATACTGGCCGGAGCGCCGGAGGGCGGTGTGGTGCTGGACCCGTTTTTCGGTAGTGGCACGACCGGGCTGGTTGCGCAGGAGAATGGGCGGGACTGGATCGGGATTGAATTGAATCCGGAATATATCAAGATAGCGCGGGAACGGGTAGGCGAGCCCGCTCTTATTTAGTTTGGAGAGGTGAAAGGAACACGTGATTATACAGGGAGATTGCATTGAGGAGCTGAAAAAGCTTCCTAGCAACAGCATTGACTCTGTGGTGACTGATCCGCCATATTGTAGCGGAGGTTTCAACGAATCGCAGAAAATGCAAGCAACGGGGCAAGGGTTACGCTCTGAAACGAGAAAAAGAGACGGCTGGTTTATTTGCGACAATATGACAACGGGCGGCCTTGTCTGGCTGTTACGTGCTGTGTCTGTAGAAGCGTTCAGAGTTTTGAAGGAGGGCGGTAGTTTTTGCGTTTTCACTGATTGGCGCATGTATCCGCAAATAGCTCCTGCGCTGGAATCATCCGGTTTCCGGTTGCGAAATATGATTGTTTGGAACAAGGGGAGCATGGGGTTAGGCACGGGGTTTCGCCCTCAACACGAGATCATCATTCACCTGACGAAAGGTAAGACCAAATTCTATGATAGGAAGACAGGAAATGTAATCACGGAAAAGAGAGTTTCAGCGACCAAACGACTACATCAAACAGAAAAACCAGTCAACCTACTGTCAAAGTTGATTCGAGTCACCACTCCGCCAGGCGGCACGGTATTAGATCCGTTTGCCGGATCAGGCACAACTGGGGTAGCGGCGAAGCAGGAGGGTTTCGACTTCATCTTGATTGAGAGAGACCCGGAGTATATCGAGATAGCGCGGGAGCGGTTAGGGGAGCCTGCTCTTATTTAGTCTGCAGAGGGGTGAATGCCGGTGGTGGCTGTTTGGATGGGGTTGGGAGCGCTGATGATGGCCGGGCTCGTTGTGGTGCTGTTCGTCACGGGCATGGTTTGCATAGCTAATACACAGCGCCCATATCCGGGACAGGTGAGAAAGGTAAGGCGGTGGTGAGGCGGTGCTGGTTCCGCAGGCGGCAAAGGTGGAAGGAGAGGACAGGGTGATTTGTATATACAAGAGGGGTATAGCGAGTGTTATAGTGGCAGGAAAACCACCTTTTATGTCGAAGCAATCGACAAAGGGGGTTTTAATGTGGCAGATGAGCTGTGCCCGCGTTGCGGGAGTAATCATGTTCAGGAATTTGGGTATTGGCGGTCAGCCGGCCTGTTAATCTCAGCGGGTTGCGGGGGATGTTTTTTTCTGATTTTGGGCACTGTGTTGTTGTCTGTATCCGCCATTTTGGGCGCACCATTGATCGGCATTGGAATCGTGGTTCTTGCGCTTGGTATTTTAGCTTATTTTATCATGATATTTAAAGGTCGCTTGTGTGCTGACTGTAAGCACAGATGGGTGGTAAAGAAAGCAGAAAAGGCATCGTGATCGGTGCCTTTTTAGTTTGGGGTGGTTATATAAAAACATGGGCCAAGTCATTCTATAAAGGGCGGGCATGGCGCAAATGTCGTGATGCTTATTTTGTTTCAAAACATGGACTATGTGAGAGGTGTGGGCGACCAGGGAAGGTCGTCCATCACAAGATCTACTTAACACCTGACAATATTCATGATCCGGATGTGAGTTTAAATTGGGAGAATCTTGAGTTACTATGCCAGGATTGTCATAACAATGAGCATCATGGCATCAAGCCAACTGGCGATGGCTTGAAGTTTGATGAGTCTGGGGATCTCGTGGAGGCATAGTCCCCCCTATTTTATTTTTGTTGGGTGGATGCTGGGGACCGGTGCGGGGAGTTTCGCGTAACACGCAGGACATCTTACACGAGGGGGGGTATGATCTTTTGGCAAAGTTAAGTGCAAAAAAACAAGACGAATTAATCGAGCAGGAAAAGGAAAAATTAGCGGCAATATTTAGTGAAGTATCCGAGGAAAAACGGAAAGTTGCGGACAGATTGATTGAGCGGGTTGCATTTATGAAAATTACGCTTCAGATCTTGGAAGATGATATTAAACGAAAAGGACCGACCTACAAATTCGAGCAAGGAACGCAGAAAATGTTCATTGAGAATCCCGCTCAGAAGTCCTATAACGCCATGATTAACCGTTATACAACGGCTTGCGCCAAGTTGTTTGACCTTCTCCCAAAGGGAAACGACGTCGGGGAAGATGATGGGTTTGACTCGTTTGTGAACAGGCGATGAACCCTATTATTAAGTATTGGGAAAAGATCGATTCAGGGAAAGAGGTAGTCGGGGATAAGATTAGGCGTGTCTATAAGAAACTTGTGGATGATATCTACGACAAAGATTCTGTTTATGAGTATTCAGATGAACGCGCAAACCATGCCATAGAGTTTATAGAACGTTTTTGCAAACACAGCAAGGGTAAAATGGGTGGGCAGCCGTTTAAATTGGAACTGTGGCAAAAAGCAATGACGGCGGCGTTGTTTGGCTTTGTGCACAAAATAGACGGCACGCGCAAATACCGAGAGTTTATCTTGATTGTTGCCCGGAAGAATGGGAAATCTGCTTGGGGATCGGCAATTGCTTTATATATGCTGCTTGCCGACGGGGAGCCAGGGCCGGAAGTCGTATCCGCTGCTACAAAAAAGGATCAAGCAAAAATTGTATGGTTAGAATCCAAGCGCATGGTCAAAAAATCGCCTGTATTGCGAAAAAGAATCCGTTCTCTGGTAGCTGAATTGTTATCAGACTTTAATGATGGATCGTTTAAGCCACTATCCAGTGATAGTAATACCCTGGACGGATTAAACGTTCATTGCGCACTGATCGATGAGCTTCACGCAATCGAGGATAAAAACCTATATGATGTGATCGTTGATGGTATGACGGCCAGGGAACAACCCTTGTCAATTATCACGACGACAGCGGGGACGGTTCGTGAAGGGATCTTCGATATCAAATATGATGAGTGTGAACGTATTATCAATGGTTATGATGACCCAAATGGTTATAAGGATGAACACGTATTACCGATCATCTACGAACTGGATAAACGCGAAGAATGGACGAATCCGGATGCATGGAAAAAAGCAAATCCGGGATTAGGAACCATCAAAAATCGTGATGAGCTGGAACGTAAAGTTAATAAAGCTAAAGCGAATCCTTTGTTGGTCAAGAACTTACTGACAAAGGATTTTAATATTAGAGAAACTACTTCGGAAGCATGGTTGACATTTGAACAACTAAATAACCAAGCGACATTCAATATCAAAGAGTTGAAACCAAGATACGGCATTGGGGGATGTGACTTATCCAGCACAACAGACTTAACTGCCGCATGTGCTTTGTTTCAAGTGCCGGATGATGACACCGTATATGTCACACACATGTACTGGTTGCCAGAGGATTTACTTGAAAAACGGGTGCATGAAGACCGTGTTCCTTATGATGTGTGGAAAGAACAGGGACTTTTAAGAACTTCACCAGGAAATAAAGTTCATTACAAACTTGTGGTTGAATGGTTTCTGGAATTGCAAAACGAGTATGACCTATATATTCCTTGGGTGGGCTATGACTCATGGAGTGCGACGTATTTTGTCGAGGACATGCAAAACAACTTCGGCAAGGATTCCATGATCCCAGTCGTCCAGGGAAAGAAAACATTATCCGGTCCGATGAAATCCATGGGAGCAGATTTGGAAGCGAAACGAATCAACTACGGCAACAACCCCATTACAAAATGGTGTTTGTCAAATACAAATATTGATGTAGACAAGAACGACAACATCCAGCCGTCCAAAGGAAAACAGCAAAAAAGACGCATTGATGGCGCGGCTGCTATGCTCAATGCTTATGTCATTTATCAGGACAAGCATCAAGATTATGTCAACCTGATTTAAGGAGTGATAACGATGCCGAATTACAGCCCGAGAAGCGGACGCATCCAAACGGATGATGGACAAACGCATAACATTGTCGATCTGCTCGGGGGTGGCACTCCCATTACAAGCCAAGCGGTAGACATAAACTCTTATGCACCGCAAGGCGATAAGATCATAGGGGAGGACGGCAACATTTACAGTTTGGTGTCTTTACTGCAAGGGGTTGGTGGGGGAACGGTGTCATGGGAAGACGTACAGAATAAACCTACTTCATTCCCTCCACAATCACATACGCACGAAATAAGCGAGGTTAATAATCTTCAAACTGAACTTAACTCCAAATTAACAGCCAGCCAAGCTGCGGCAGTTGCTGATAGCGTGGATGCTCCTGACATTGCAACATTAGAAGAAAAAATGAATGAATTGTTGTCGGCATTAAGAGCGGCGGGGATTATTGCGTCATAGTGGTGATGGAATATGAAGGGGGGTGATTTAGATTGGATTGGTAGAATGGATGTTTGGAAAACTTACCAAACAACGCCCGGTTACAAGTTATAAACTCATTACTGATTTAGGCGATGGGTTTTACGCTTGGAAAGGGAACGTATATAAAAGTGATATTGTCAGAGCTTGCATCCGTCCGAAAGCCCGAGCGATAGGTAAGTTGGTAGGCAAACACATCCGTGACAATCAGAACGGTTTTGCTGAGAGTCCTGACACTAACATAAAACTGTTGCTACAAGATCCCAATCCTTTAATGAGCGGTCAAATGCTACAAGAAAAACTGGCCGTACAATTAGAACTGAATAACAATGCTTTTGCTTTGATAAAAAGGGACGAGAACGCCTTACTCCCTACTGAAATTTACCCTATTCCTGCAATCGAAGTGGAAATGTTAGAGGGGCCAAAAGGTGACATGTTTCTTCGCTTTTATTTTGAAGATGGGAAACGAATGGTTTCTCCGTATTCAGATGTTATTCATTTGAGGCAGGATTTTAACAATCACAACTTGTTTGGAGATAGCCCGCAGGAAGCGCTTATTGATCTGATGCATGTCGTCAAGACGATTGACCAAGGCATGGTCAAGGCCATCAAAAACTCAAACATCATCCGCTGGTTATTGAAATTTAACCAGACTTTGAGACCAGAGGACATCACCAGTGAAACTGAAAGATTCGTGAATGACTTTTTATCATCGGATAGCAAGACAATTGGCGCGGCTGCTGTGGATGCAAAAGCTGATGCCCAACAAGTTGATCCAAAAAATTATGTGCCGAATGAACATCAGATGGTGAATGTCGTTGAGCGCATCTATTATTTTTTCAATACCAATAAGAAGATTGTCCAAAGCAACTATACAGAGGATGAGTGGAACGCATATTACGAATCAGTCATAGAACCTGTGGCCATGCAGTTGGCGAACGAGTACACCCGAAAGCTTTTTACCCGGCGTGAACGCGGACATGGGAACAGGATTGTGTTTGAATCCATCAGCCTGCAATACGCTTCAATGAATACAAAGTTGGGACTTGAACGCATGGTTGATCGAGGGGCGCTTACTCCTAACGAGTGGAGGAAAATATTGAACCTTGCACCTATCGAAGGTGGCGACCAACCTGTTAGGCGTTTGGATACTGCACCAGTCAGTGAAGGAGGTGAGGATGATGGACAAGACGGAGACGCGGGAGATGACCCGGGAGATACAGATTAGGGAAAACGAAGACGGCAAACGAACAATAAGCGGGTATGCTGTCAAATGGGAAAAGAAATCTCATGTGCTGGGATACTTCCGCAAGTTCCGCGAACAATTTCAAAAAGGGGCTTTTTCTGATTCGCTGATTGAAGATGATCAGCGTTTTTTGTGGTCTCATGACCCATCAAAAGTTCTGGGACGCACTAAAAACGGAACTTTGCGATTAGAAGAAGATGATATAGGTTTGCGCTTTGAACTGGATCTTCCTGATACCACTTTAGGAGAAGACGTTTATAAATCAATTCAAAGGGGTGATGTGGACGGAGTGAGTTTTGGCTTTCAAATGATAAGCCACGATCTAGACGAAGATGATGATATGCCATTGAGGACAATTACGAAAGCCCGATTACTGGAAGTCTCGGCAGTCGCTTTCCCCGCTTATCCAGATAGCGAGGTAAGCGCTAGGGGCTATGACCCTCTTAAAGAAGAATTTGAAGAGCTACGGACTAAGATTTTGATCTTAAATAATCTATAGGAGTGATTTATAATGAACAGAATTGAAGAAATTAAACAGCGTAAGGCTGAAATCAACGAAATTTTGAACGATGAAAAACGAAGTCAAGAGGTTGATTTGAAAGAACTTGAAAAGGAAGTTAGAGAATTGAATGGAGAGCTTGAAGAATTGGAAACCCGCCAGCGTTTGCTGGTAGAAACAAAACAGATTGAAAGCGGAGAAACGCAAACCCGCACGATTGAGACTTTCAATGCTCAACAACAAACAGAAAACCGTGAACTTGGAACAGACTCTGTTGAATACCGTAAAGCGTTTATGAATTATGTATTGCGTGGCGATAAGATCCCTGCCGAATTGAGACAGGATGAAGTGACTTACACCACGGACGTGGGATCTGTTATTCCGGAAACGGTTTTAAGCCGGATTGTTGAGAAGCTGGAAGCAACGGGCATGATTCTTCCGCTTGTCACTCGTACAGCTATTCGCGGCGGGGTAACCGTTCCGACATCCACTGTGAAACCTGTTGCCACTTGGGTGGCAGAAGGGGGAGGAAGCGACAAGCAAAAGAAAACAACCGGACAGATTACCTTCGCTTACCACAAGTTGCGCTGTGCGGTTGCCGTTTCGCTTGAAGTGGACACGATGGCCTTGGCCGTCTTTGAATCTACGCTGATCAACAACGTTGTCGAAGCCATGACTAAGGCGCTTGAACAAGCCATCATCAGCGGTGATGGTGTAGGCAAGCCAACGGGTATTTTGGCTGAAACACCTGAAGCTGGACAATCCATTGATGTTTCTGAAATCAATTACCAAACCCTGATTGATGCTGAATCCGCATTGCCGCTTGAGTATGAAACGGGTGCTGTTTGGGTGATGACGAAGAAAACGTTCATGAAATTTGTCGGTATGGTGGACAACAATGGACAACCTATTGCCCGTGTTAATTATGGCATCAATGGTAGTCCTGAGCGCACTCTTTTGGGACGGAATGTCGTATTGTGCAATTACATTGATAGTTTCGACACTGCCGCAGATGGAAGCCCGTTTGCTTTCTTGTTCAACTTCTCCGACTACATTTTGAACACGAACTATCAAATGGGTGTGAAACGTTATGAAGATAACGAAACCGACGATCAAGTGACGAAAGCTGTCATGATTGTTGACGGTAAAGTTGTCGATAAGAACTCCTTGGTCGTCTTGAATAAAGCAGCCGGTGGAGGTGTTGAAGGGTAATGACCAATTTTAAAGCTAAGGTTGTAGAGGATATCCCTGCTTATCGTTTATTAGGGTTGGGTGGCATAAATTCGGGAGGAGACCCGGAGGAAGGATGGGAAACTATCTATCTTATCCCTTCTCGTTTGGGTTGGATTCCTGATTTTGTGACGAGCAAAGAACTAAAGGCAGGTGAATTTGTGAATGTCGCTATCAAGGATAACCCAATCTGGGAAGTAGAGGCCGTAGAGGATTTGCCCGCTGGAACGGCTGTCCAATGTACAGAAGACGGTAGGGTAAAACATTATGTTCCTGCTGATGGAAATCACATTGGGTGCACATTACATTCTGTAAAAGCCGGAGAAGTGGTGGCGTTTTTTCGTAAATATGGAACAATGCCACCATCGCAAGAACAAGTATTAGCAATGCCGCAAGTAGAAAAAGAAACCAAGTCTAAACGCACTCGCAAGAAAGCGAGTGTTTAATTATGTTGGATGATGTAAAGCAAACATTACGTATTAGCACAGCAAATACGGCATTTGATAATGAAATTGAAACTTTGATTGATGCGGCCCGACTGGACTTAATTCAGTCGGGTGTTTCTGCTTTGAAGGTAAATGACGACACGGATGCGCTCATTAAACGAGCGATCATCACCTATTGTAAAGCGTATTTTGGCTACGATAATCCGGATGCAGAGCGCTTTACGCAGTCTTATATTATGCTTAAACAACACTTAGCCCTGGCAAGTGATTACAACGGTGGTTCAAATGAGACACAATGACGTGATCCACCTGGTGGGGATCGAAATCATAGAAGATGAGATCGGGAACCAGATCGAACAGGAGACGGAGCGGCAGGTATTCGCTAATGAAATGTCTGTCGGCCAGGCTGAATATTACAACGCGGTAGCAGCCGGGCTCCGGCCGTCCAAGTTGTTCGAGGTGTACACCTTTGAATATGCGAATGAACGGCAGTTGAAACACAACGGGATCAAGTATCGGATCATCCGAACGGAAACACGTGGGGAAAAGACCCGGATCACTTGTGAAAGGGTGGCTGCTGATGGCTAGAATTGAGGATCTTTCAAGAGAGATTTCACAGGCACTGAAGGACTATACGGAAGAAGTATCGGAAGGTCTGGAAGAAGCGAAGGAAGCTGCTGCCAAAAACGCAGTTAAAAAGCTGAAACAAAGAAGCCCGAAGGATACCGGGGACTATGCGAGGGGATGGCGCGCGAAAAAAATAGGGAGAGCTTGGGTTGTCCACAACGCAACGGATTATCAGCTGACCCACTTGCTTGAACATGGACACGCTAAACGTGGCGGAGGGCGGGTGGCGGGTATTCCGCATATTGGCCCGGTGGAGGAGGAAGCGATTCAGGAATATGTCCAGAAATCTGAGAAGGTGATCCGGGGATGACGTTGGCCGAGCTGGCAACGATCCTTAAAAGCACCGGTTATCCCGTGTCCTACTCGCATTTCATCAGCAACAACGTCCCTCCTCCGCCGTTTATTACGTATCAAGTCGATGATTCGGCTAACTTTTTTGCAGACAACCGGGTATACAAAAAGATCAGCAACATTTCGATTGAACTTTATACTGACAAAAAGGATTTAGAGGCTGAAGCCGCTTTGGAATCCGCTTTGGACGCCAATCATTTGGTATATGAGACCACGGAAATATGGATCGAAGCGGAAAAGCTGTTCCAGAAAATCTATGAGATCGGAGTGGTTTGAATGGCTAACAAGGTCAACTTTGGAATTAAGAACGTGCATTATGCAACTTTTACAGTCGGGCCAGATGGAACAATCACTTATGACACGCCGGTTCGTATTCCCGGAGCTGTCGAGCTGTCCCTGGAGCCGCGTGGGGAAATGGTGGAGTTTTACGCAGATAACACGCTCTATTATTCTGCGAGTAACAACCAAGGCTATGAGGGGACGCTCTCCATTGCTCTGATTCCTGAGCAATTCGCCATGGATGCGTTGGGAGAGGAAAAAGACGAGACGGACATGGTTTTAACGGAAAAAAACTCGGCGAAGGGAAAACCGTTTGCTTTGCTGTTTGAGTTTGACGGCGACGTGAAAGCAACCCGACATGTCCTTTACAACTGCACAGCGAATCGTCCGACAGTTACCAGCTCCACCAAGACGGATTCCGTGGAGCCGACTCCAAACGAACTCACCTTCATTGCGAGCCCACGTCCTGATGGTGCCGTTAAGACTAAAACCACGGAAACAACACCGGCTGCCGTATATGACGCGTGGTACACGGCGGTATATGAAGGGAATGGGAGTGGCGGCGGAGGAGGCGTTGAAGGGTAATGGAAAAAACACTGACAATCGATGGAAAAGAGGTGCGTTTTAAGTCCACGGCGGCCACTCCTCTCCGCTTCAAAGCTCAGTTCGGGAAGGATTTCTTTTCTGAAATCATCAAAATGGGAGCACTGGAGAAACTGGGTGAGTTGAAACCCGAAGAAATCAAGCCGGATGATCTGCAAGGATTGGATTTCGAGGTTTTTTACAATATCGCTTGGACAATGGCCAAAACGGCTGATCCCAAGATCCCAGACCCTATCACCTGGTTAGATGGATTTGATGAGTTCCCGATGATTGAAGTCATTCCAGCATTGCAGGACATGATTATCGCAACGATTCAGGGTAAAAAAAAATAGACGAAAAAAGAGGAACGGAACGGGGGGAGCCGATTACCACGGATTCGTTCCTCTTCATTTGTCGACAAGTAGGATTGCAGCGAGATGATTTGGAGGACATGACGGTTGGGATGTGTCTGGATTTCATTGAGGAATATATCGAGATGAACGATCCGAAAAGCCGGAAAATGAGGGCAAGAAGGGCCACACAAAAGGACTTTGACAACTTCTGATTTTGAAAGGAAGGTGAGGATATGGCGAGGAAACGAATCCAGGGAATCACGATTGAGCTGGATGGGGAGACGAAGGGTTTAGATAAAGCCCTTAGCGACGTAAATAAACGAAGTCGTAGCTTGCAACAAGAATTGCGGGATGTAGATCGCCTGCTCAAATTTGATCCGGGCAATGTGGAAGCCTTGGCGCAGAAACAACAGCTATTGACGCAACAGATTGAGAACACCACCGAGCGATTGAACCGATTGAAATCGGCGCAAAGCCAAGTCGAGAAGCAGTTTAAGCGAGGTGAAATCGGTGAGGCTCAGTATCGGGCCTTTCGCCGAGAGATCCAATATACAGAAACCCAACTGAAAAAATTTGAGAAGCAATTGGCCGGGTTGGACGACGGCAAATCGCTGGACAATCTCAAGCAGGATCTTCAGGGGGTTTCCAAAGAAGCAAAGGAAACAGAAGGCGCAATTTCTGAGCTGGGCAGTGCGATTGGTGGGCTTGCTGCTGGCGGGGGAATTGCCGGGGCGGTTAGCCAAGCGTTGGATTCGGCATCGTTGAAGACAAAAATTGAAATCTCCATGGAAGTCCCGCCGGAATCGGTGGGGGCGGTCCGGGATAGCATTAAAACTGTAACCTCGTACATTGACGATCAAGAGTCAGCTATCGAAGGAGTGCGGAGACAATGGGCGCTTAACGCTGATGCCAGTGATGCGGCGAATGCGCGGATTGTTAAAGGAGCGGGGGCTATTGCTCGCGCTTATGCGGGCATTGACTTCACCGAGTTGATTCAGGAAACCAATGAGGTTTCCCGTTCTCTTGACATTTCAAATGATGATGCCTTAGGGCTGATTAACTCCCTCCTCAAAATCGGCTTTCCACCGGAACAATTAGACATCATCGCCGAGTACGGAACCCAGTTGAAAATGGCCGGATATGATGCAGAGGAAATCCAGGCGATTTTCGCCGCCGGAGTCGAGACGGGATCATGGAACATCGACAACCTTCTGGATGGTCTGAAAGAAGGCCGTATTCGACTGGCAGAGTTTGGGGAGGAAGTGCCCAAAGCGGTGAAGGACTTGCTTGACGGCACCGAGATTTCGGCCAAGCAATTGCAGCAGTGGGGACAAGCGGTTGCGAAAGGCGGAGAAACTGGGAAACAGGCCATGTATGAAGTCGCCCAGGCAATTAATGGTGTAGAAGACGAGACAACTAAAAACGCTCTAGGGGTCGCCGTTTGGGGTACCATGTACGAGGATCAGGGACAGGCAGTTATTGATACGATCTTGGGTGCGAAGGATCAGACGGTTGATTTAAAGGAAAACCAAGACCAACTGAATGATAGTGTCAAACAGCTTGACCAAGATCCGGCTGTTCAATTTGCACAGGCGATGCAAGATTTGAAAGTAGCTTTGGCACCTCTCCTTTCTGTCATTGCGGATATTATTAGTAAAATCGCTGAATGGGTTCAAAACAACCCGCAACTGGCTGCGACCATTGCGGCGATCGTAACGGCCGTTGGAATATTTATTGGGTTAATAGCTGTATTAGGCCCCATTCTTACCGGGATTGGTACTGTTGTTGGTATTGTTGCCGCCGCTTTTGGAGTCGCCACTTCAACAATATGGATCATCATTGGTGCCATTGTAGCCTTAATCGCGATTGGTGCGGCACTTTGGACAAACTGGGACACCATCAAGGCGAAAGCAATTGAGGTCTGGGGTGCAATCAAGGAGTGGTTGGCGCAGACGTGGGAATCAATCAAACAAACAGCCAGCAATGTATGGAATGGAATAACGAGCTTTTTCTCAGGAATTTGGGAATCCATCAAAGGGTATTTCAATCAGGCGATCGCATGGATTGTCAGTATTGTGGGCGAGCGTTTTCAGGTGATGTCCTCGCTGATCCAGTCCATCATGTCCACTGTGCGAAGCATCCTCACCACGGTGTGGAATTACATCAAGAACACCTTCCGAAATGCATTGGATTTCGTGAAGGCCCTGGTCACAGGCGATTTTAAGGGCATGAAAAACGCAATCCGAAACCAAATGGATAATGTCCGAGCCACGATCCGGAATATCTGGAACCGGGTGATGGCTTTTTTCCGCGGGATCAACTTGTCCAAGACCGGCAGGGACATTATTCAGGGGCTCATCAATGGAATCAAAAGAATGGCTTCGAGTGTGACCAAGGCCGTAACCGGTGTGGTAGACGGGGCAATTAATTGGGCGAAAAAGAAGCTCGGGATTGCTTCACCATCGAGAGTCTTCATGGAGCTTGGGGAATATACCGGTGAAGGCTTTAAAATTGGTATATCTTCAATGCTCGGGGATATTCGCCGGGTTTCCGATCAGATGGCGCAGACAGCAATTTCTACCACCACGGATTCAGTCGGTTCTGGATCATCAGCAACTGCACCCGCAGGCGCACCGATCATCATCCAAGAATTGATTGTCCGGGAAGAGGCAGACATTGACCGGATTTCGAAAAAACTATGGAGACTTCAACAACGGCGGGACCGCCGTCGGATCTGAGGAGGTGAAAGTATGTTTACTTTTGCCGGGAAACATCTGACCCGAGATTTCGGGTTGAAAGCAAAGAATATTACAAGGTCGCTCGGACCGGAAATCACATCAATCAATGAAAAAATCCCTGGACGCAGGGGCGTATCGGATCAGGGAATTGAGGAGGAAGCGCTTCAAATTGTTGTTCCGTTTTTCCACGAAGCACCGAATATGATCGACCGCCGTCGGCACATGCGACAGGTATGGGCATGGTTACGGAACGGGGGGCAATTGGGCGAGCTGGTTTTCGATGATGAGCCGGACAAAACCTATATTGCCCGAGTCGTTGGCTTGGCTGAGTTGGAAGAGTTTATTACTTTCTCTCAAGGAGAAATCACCTTTCTCATTCCCGACCCTGACGCACTCGGGGAAATAGACGAACAGCGCATTGCCGGCTTGGGTGTCGGTCAGGTAGATTCGACACCCGACGATTTCGCAAAAGGCACCCTTTCCAACGTCACTACCGAGACTCGAGCCGGACAAACTGATTTGATTTTAGCAAAATACGGCGATCCGTGGTCATCGACGATACGCACCGAATGGGATCAGGGTGAAATGGATTTCACTATGAAAACACCCGACGGGAAATTGACCTTAGAACGAGGATCAGGCGCGCACCGAACGATTAGCACCACTGCGGAGTGGAGTGATTCGACCGAAAACAGCAACACCGCAGGAAACGGCGGAAACCTAGAGCTGTCGAGTATTCCAACCTACTATATGCAGGACGATCTGAGCGCCTACCGGGGACAAGGTTGGAATGACAGCTTCTTCGTCGACACGAGAAAGGGGACAGTCACGCAAGGATTGGGATATATGCGGCTGAACAAAACAGGGACAGGGGACGACTCAACGGTGATGGTCGCGAAAAACAGAGGTATTCAAGCGACTGACCGTACTGTTCTCCTTTATGTTCGAACGACGTCTGCCGAGATTAGATTCCAATTCGTTGACGGAGGCCTTTTGTGGAATATGTATCTCCCGAACACCGGAGATACATGGACATGGTTGCGGATTGATTACGCAGACCTGACCACGGCAACCTTGTATGAGCTAGGGAATCCGAATCCCATTTCCGTCATTTCTCAAGGGACTCCTACACCCGCGGCGGATAGATTTGCGTTCATCATCGGTGACGTCGAGCTTGGACGAATAGACGTTTCAGCCGTCTATTACGGTCGCACAGCCACATTCCCTAGCCCTGAGGTGACCGAGTTGACAGGATACTCGCGGTATCAGATTCCCCTTGATGATGTTCAATTCCCTAGTTCGAGTTCGATTGATTTCGAATGGGCAAGCCATACCGCGATTGAGGAAGACCCGCAAATTGTCGAGGTGAGAACTCGGATTCACAAGGAGGATGGATATATCACGCCGTGGACGGCCGTCAATAGCGGTGATCCGGTTCCAGAGCTGTTTCTAAATGCGCCGTATGGCGCGGGTGATTTCCTTGAAGTGGAGGTTTCTCTTTCTACTACTGATTTTGGCTATTCTCCGCAGGCGATGGAGCTTTCTGTGAATGTTGATTCCGCCTACGCCAGAAATGGGACGTGGAAGTTGTCATATACGGATTTTCAATATATAGAAAGGGCCGTGAGGAGCAGGATCAACTTTGATGCAGAAATCCCGGCCGGTACGAAGATAGAAGTCTTTGCGACGTGGACGATTGGCGGAGAGACGCACGGGCCGTTCCCCTGCACAAGCGGGAACCCAATCCCATACTTGACCAATCGCCTGGACATTTCCGGAGCAACGCTTGAAATCGAGGTTCGACTGGAAACTGACAGCAACACGAAGTCACCAGCGCTTTCCCTCCTCCGACTGGAAATGGAACCGGGCTATGTGGTGAATGTGGACGGGGAGCGGATTGCCCCTGGAGTGGAGATCGGGAGCGTAGGCGTTGTCGGGTTTTCCCGTATCTGGTGGGAGGATGAGAATCCAGACCCGGCCAAGTGTTCAATTCATGTGTTTGTGTCCGATGCCGAAGCGGGGCCGTGGACGGAAGCAGAGAACGGCGCGCCGATTCCCGGAGCGGAACCAGAAACGGATGTGACTGGGAAAACCTTGTATGTCCGGGTGATTCTTCGTACCAGCGATCCGACACTCACGCCAAGGCTTCAGGTGATCGGCTGGGAGATATCACAGGAGACAAAAACCGATCTCATCAACGAAGGGACGGCACCCGCGGACGCCATCTTTTCCGGCATCTTCTCTTCCCCGGCGGAGTATGTCCAGATTCTCCATATCCAGTCCGGACGGCGGATCACCTTGAACTATCCTTTTGAAGCCGGGGACGAGGTGGAGATTGACTGTGAGCTGGGCCGTGTCCGGATCAACAACAGTGACCGCGACGGTCAGACAGCGATGAGTTTCAACAGCCGGTGGATTGAGCTTCATCCCGGCTATAACAGCTTTGAAGTGACTCCCTCCGGCGTAGGGGAGTTTTTCTGTGAGTGGAGAGAGAGGTGGTTGTGATTGCCGAGACGACATGAAGCGCAACAGATCCCGACTCAGCCGGACGACCGAGCGGCCACTATCATCATTCTTGACCGAGATGAACGGCGAGTGGCCACGCTCGGCGGACGTGGGGCTCCGGTGTATGACCCTATTTTCCGGGACGCGGAGAACGAAGCCATTTCCCTGACGTTTCGAACGAAGAGCGACACCGAAGAAGCAAAGCACCTGAAACAGCGAAATTTTGTTGCGGTGGAAGACCCGTGGGAGCCTGGAGTGTTCCGTTTGCTTGAAATTGTTGAAGTGGATCAAGTCAGCGGAGAAGGGGAGCCGCAACTTGAAATTGTCTGTGACGATCAGGCGCTGATCGAGTTGTCGGGGGATTATGTTGATGATATCCGGCTATATGATACGACTCCGGACGATGCCCTGTCTCGGGTGTTGGGTGCCGGTGAAAGCCGCTGGAAGGTAGGTACGGTCAATCTCACCGGGAGCGGGCATACAAACATATATCATGAGTCCGTGGTCGAAGGGCTGAAAAAGCTCTCGGAAGCTTGGGGAGGGATTTTCCGCTTTCGGGTGACCATATCCGGGAGCCGGATTGCAGGCCGATATATCGACTGGCTCGACCCGGCCAGATGGGAAGACTTTACAGGTGTGCGGTGGGAGACCGGGAAGAATCTGAGAAGCATGAGAAAGACGGTGATTTCTTCCGATGTGGCCACCGCTATCTACCCATACGGAAAGGGGGAGGAAATAGAAGGGGAACCGGAAGAACCGGACGCAGACCCGGCTTATGGTCGGCGAATAGATATCAGTGAAGTTGAGTGGAAGGTGGAAAATGGTGACCCGGTTGACAAACCAAAAGGCCAAAAATGGATTGGGGACCCGGAAGCCCTGCAACGATGGGGATACCGAAATGGAAGCGGAGACCTTCGACACATCTTCCACACGGAAATCTTTGAAGATGAAGAAGATCCGGGGAACCTCGCGAAACTGGGGTGGGAAAAGCTCCGGACATTGACGCAAGAATGGGCCACTTACGAGGCTGAAGTGGTAGACCGTTCCCGCGACCCGCGCTATGCGCACGAGACCACCAAGGTGGGCACTGCTGGAATCTTGATCGACGACAATTTCAACCCACCCGTCGAGGTGAAAGCCCGTGTGATCGCCGCAGAAGTAGATTTGAACAACAAGCGGAACCTGAAAATCACCCTTGGTTCATTCATCCCTGGTGTGCTTGATTCAGTGCGGCGAGTAGAACGGGAAGTGGAGAGGAAGGTGAGTCGCGGGGATTCTATCACCCTGCTTGATACAACAGTCCGAAATCTGAAAGACCGTTTGCGCTCCACCGTCGGATACCATTATCAAAGCGAGACATTGGGAGATCTGTGGTGTGACGGGCCATACGGCGATCCGGAAACCACCTCCTATCTTCAAATCAAAGGCGGGATGATGGCCATCGCCGACCGGTGGGACTCGGTCGCAGGCGAGCCGGATTGGCGGGCTTTTGGTACGGGCTCAGGCTTTTCTGCCGACCTAATCACTGCCGGCACGCTGAATGCTGAGTTGATCAACGTCGAGAGTGTGAGCGAAGATGGCGACCGGCTGATACGGATGACAGATGGGACCCTCAACACATATTTCAATGGCAATCTGACAATGCAAGCCGGTGGGTACGGATTGGACATATATGACGATGATGTAGCTCACCCGAATCCAGATTACAAAATAGCCGGAACTCTAGCTTTGAATGCCTATCCCGCGGCAGGAGACCCGCCAGGTGTTGCTAGTTTACGCGGGGTAGGTATCGGCACATTCAAAGACCACATCAAGCTCTCGAAGCTGAATAGTGAGCGTTACGAGACGTGGACGGGACTTGAAGTCAACTTCACTGAAAAATTCGCTTGGCTGGGGCATAACATCACATACTTTGGAGAACGACGTGGGCCGACTCAAATAGATGCTTCATTATATCGACAGCCAGGCGATTCGAGCGCGACGGAACCAGCCGTCCGACTCAAAGCAAACAATGCCGCTTATCTTTTCATATCTGAAAAAAGAGGATTGAACAGCGCTGGGGAAACAACATATTTCACGGTATACCATTTCCGTGGTTATATGTGGAATGGAAGTTCCTGGGAAGATGACACCCTGATGGAAATGTTTCTTGGTGCAGATACACGCGGTGTAGTATTGCGGGTGAGAGATAGCGATGGCGGATGGAGATATCTAGCTGGCTCCGGGAACGTCCCTGGAGGTTCAGGATGGTCAGTATAGGGAAGGGAGTGTATTGATAGTGGACGAACAACAAATTGTGAAGCCCTTCGAAGTCCGACAAGACGAGTTGATCGAAAAGATGTCTCAAGAAATGATGGAAAGCGGCCTGCCTGCTGGGGCGCTTGTTTTGATTGTGGAAAAGGTGTTGGTCAACCTCCGGCAAGAGGCACACCGGGCGGTCATGGCGTATCGGAAACAAGTCGAGGAACAAGGAGGTGAGGAAGGCAGTGAGTCCGGCAACCACAATCCCTGAGCGAGGGGGTGAGGTGATGGAAAATGGAGTGACGATTTCCTTCAAGGAGATGTATAGAGGCCAACAGGAGGTGATCCAGTCGCTCAATCGCCTGGAATCCCGTATGTCGTCACTGGAGGCAAAGATGGCGCAATCGAACAATGCCGACGAACGTAGCCGGGAAGCCCTGGAGAAGGCGAAGGATGCGGAAGAGGAAGCGAAAACCGCACACAAGCGGATCAAGCGGATAGAGGAGAAGATTGACAAGATCATGATCAGCATCATTTTGGCGTTAGCAACAGGCGCGATATCCGCGCTTTTTTATTTTGCCCAGACTGGGCTGGGAGGTTGAGAGAATGGATTTCATGGATGCAGAGGTATTCGGCGTGGCGCTGGTTCCCTTGATCCTTGCGCTGGTGGAGTTGTGCAAACGAACCGGGCTCCCTGACAAATGGAGCCCGGTTCTGTCTGTGGTTCTGGGTCTGCTGGCAGGCGTGTTTGTGCTGGATACAGGGGATCTGTATGAGGGCATTGTGGTCGGTCTGGCACTGGGTCTGTCTGCTACCGGGTTGTACAGCGGAACTAAAAACGTGAAAGAGGGAGTGGAAAGCCAATGACAAAAAAAATCTTCATTGACCCGGGACATGGGGGAAGTGCTCCGGGAGCCGTCGAGAACGGTCTGAAGGAAAAAGATCTGACCCTGGCTATCGCCCTGGAGTGCCGCAAGGTGCTGGCGAACGAATACACCGGCCACCTGATCAAGATGTCGCGCACGTCCGACAAAACGGTTTCCCTGAAACAGCGCACGGATATGGCGAATGCTTGGGGCGCGGATTTTTTCCTGAGCATTCATATCAATGCCGGGGGTGGCACCGGATTTGAGTCCTACCGGTGGGTGCAGAAAGGTTCATCCACCACCATGGCGGTACAGAAAGCCGTTCATGCGGCCGTGTTGAAGGTATCAGGTTGGAGGGACCGGGGGCAGAAGTGGGCCAACTTCCACGTCCTCCGGGAGTCGAAGCCGCCTGCCATCCTGACGGAAAACGGGTTCATCGATACCGCGGCCGATGCTAAGAAATTGAAGGATTCAGCTTTCATCAAGAAGCTGGGCCGTGCACACGCTGAGGGGTTGGCCAAAGCACTTGGGCTGAAGAAGAAAGCGACAGCGCCGAAACCTGCGCCCACACCTCCGTCAAGCGCCGCAAAATACCGGGTGCAAGCCGGAGCATTCAAAGAAAAGAAAAACGCTGACAAGCGGGTGGCAGAGTTGAAAAAGAAGGGCTTCGAGTCCTTCGCCGTCAAAGAAGGGAGCTTGTATCGAGTTCAGGCCGGAGCATTCAAAGAAAAGAAAAACGCAGAAGCAAGAGCCAGCGCGATCCGGAAAGCCGGATTCGAAGCTGTCGTGGTGGCAATTTGAACACAAAAAAAGCCGGGTGGGATTTCCCTGCCCGGCTTTTTTTGTGTGCAATTCCTTAAACTTTTTTCAAAAAAGGGGTTGACTATGCGCATATGCGCATATATACTGTAGATGAGCTTGAAAAACACCAATGAGGGGGAATCAGTATGGGCTTGAAAAAAGTGATTGAGAAAATCGAAGGAAC